TTAAACTTCCTTTCTCGTTGCTCCGAGGCTAAGCACGTCTGTTTCAGACCAGATACCCAATTCAAACATGACTCTCGCAAACACTGGCTTGCGACCGTATGATCCTGCGTTAGTTCCTTCGTTACCAAAAGCATTGGACCAGTCGAACTTAGAAGCATTTTGCAGCGGATTGATTACTTTAGTCGCTGGTGACCAGTAATCGAAAACATCACTCTTGCTTCTGAACTTTTCGACTGTGATTGCCCCCCTTGACGCTCGAATTACATTTGGAATTAGTGGCCAGCTATTGAAATCAGTTGTTGTTAAATTTTCTGCAAAACCGTACCCATAAACGGTTCCAGTTGTTTCGTATTCTGGGAATTGCAAGCCACAGCCGTTATCCAACCAGATTGTCCAAGGTGTTGTAGTGCGATCCAGCGTCCAAGCGGTCGGTGCACGACGCACTTCGCTAACGTTGTTATTCTCGACTACTTTAGGCTTCAAGCTGTCAATGAAGTCTTGTTGTGAGCCTGTGTTACCTAGATCAAGCCAGATTTGATAGGCTGACTTTCCATCTTTGCCGTCGTGCCCATTCAAACCATCTATTCCAGCTGGACCACGTTCACCTTGTGGCCCGGGATCTCCTTTGTCACCTTTCGGACCTTGCTCACCGTCTTTTCCATCTTTACCAGCAACAGGAATACCAGCCCCGCCACTTTCAGCGATTTCTTTTCTGAGTTGTTCTATCGTGATTACATTGATCAAGTCGCCTTCAACATCCATTAAATTGTTAGTCAAAGTCAGCAAGATCTGGTCTTTGTCAGGATAGATATACTTCCGACCTTCCTTTTCGATCCAAATTTCTAAACGATACTTGTCAGCTGGAAATTCTGCAAGCTTTGTGCTATCAAGTAGCACTGATTCATTCTTTACGTCACATTCAATATCTGCTAAATATCCAATGCGATTTCCAATCTTAACGACCACATTATCATCATCAGATAATTTAACAGCTGTTTTATCATCAAATAAAGAAATCTCGTACACACGACTAGTATCACGAGCTTTCTGGATCTGATCATTAATAGATACTCGTCTCATAAGTACCTCCGTTATTTGAATGAACCCCAACTATCAAGACGCTTGCCGTCATATGCACGTCCTGTAGCCAAATAAGCGTATTGTCCATTGCCTCGTGGCTGTCTGATCCATACAAAGCCATTACTGATTGAGTATGCATCATATTTAACTTCACTACCTGCTGGAAGCTCAGCTAACTTGCTAGATTGCAATGTAGCACCCCAACGCAAGTTGATTGCTGTATTAGACGTAAATGTCCCATTTTCCTTAATCCAAGTAGCACCAAGCGTATCGACCCACTTATCAGGCACTGCGATTGGTTGTGGTGCTGGTGTGTTAATGACACTTTGTGAGTTAGCTGTAACTTTAGCGTTAGTATAGAAACCACTAAAATCATAACTCATATCGATACCTTCTCCACCAACCGGATAATCACTTCTAAATTGCCAGGTACCTACATTATCGACTCCCGGTTGAGATACCCCATAAGAAGCGATCCATAGATTTTTGGCAATCAATCGATTACGATCAACACGCTTAGCCCAGATCCAACTTGCACCAGTATATAAATCAACATTAGGATAGCCAGCGTCTTTAACATACTGTAAGAACGCATTGCTATCTTCAGTTACCTCCCACTTGTTGACTTTATCTTCAACATCAAGTGCCATTACACTTTCTGGCCCAATACCGTGATCACGAGCATTTTTTACAAACCATGCTGCTTCTGCTTTAGCGTCTGCCACACCATGAAATTTAGCATAGTGGTAAGCATGAACTAGCAAACCTACTTGACGAGCATATTTGATTTGATTGCGTGCTTTAGGGTTAACATAAGCATCTCCCGGATTAGAGCCTTGTGTGATTTTGACAATTACCGCTTTAACGCCTGCATTTTTCATTGCTTGGAAAAACGCTAACGTATCTGGTTGATAAGATGCAACATCTGCTACTAAATTAACCATATTATTTGTCCTCCTTGATTTCTACTGTTGGTGTTAGTTCTGACTTTTCATAAGCTGATTGTACTGCTGTTTGTGCAGCTTCATCATTAACTTTAAAACCTGCTGATTGCATAGCCATTTGGACATTCTTAGTTGCTAGATCAAATTTAGTCTTGCCATCCAAATTTTGGCTGACTAATGATTCTACTGCTGTTGTAGCAACCTTTTCTAGTAATTCCCATGCTAAAGCTGATTGTTTAGCTTCATTTGTCTTTACCTTAGCTTCAAGCCAAGGTTTTACATAAGCCCAAGCAAAAGCAATAAAACTTACTAAAGCACCACTTGAGATCAACCAATCGATCACATCATTTGCTACTTTCATCACAATTCTTCCTTTCTAGTTCTTCTTTTAATCGAGTGTTTTCTTCTTGCAACTTCTCTAACTCGCTTTTCTTTTCGAGCTTATCCATTTTTTGTCTATTGTTCTCGTGTGCCGTGATCCATGCGACTAAGGCAGATCCCAAAGCACTGATCACGGCCACAAGTACTTGGTCGCTCATCTTACCACCCTTTCGCAAAAATCTCAGTCACCATTTCAGTCAGTACGAAAAATGCAAAAATTCCGGGAAAACCAATATAGACACCAACTAATGCATCTGTGATCGCAAATGACAAGAAAAATAACAGCCACACGCCTGTTAATAATCCCGTCATCACAGGACGATAAAACAGATGTTTAACATCCCATAAAGCATAGACCAAAGTCACCGTCCCTACTGCCGCAAGTAAAAAAACAAACGGCGGATCATCTAAAACTTCAAGATATCCATATCCGTCTAAACTAAATATCCCTGAACTACGTTTGACAATAAAATAAAGCGCCAGAGCATAAGTCTCTAACGCTTTAAATAACCAAAAACGATTCTTTTTTAAATTTTTGATCATGGTCTCATCCTTTCTCCGCCACTCCCACCCAACACCATGAATTATTCTGTGGCCGTTGTATCAGATTCATCTGTTTTCACATCATCAAACAACTCATCTTCTTGGTCAAATACATATTGACGAAAATCATTCATATCTTTCCGTACTTCACGTCGATTTTTTTCATAAAGTTCTTGATCATTAACATACGTATTGATCGTTGTAGTCCCGCCAGTCGATGATAATCGAGCATCAAAACGTACTACATCAGTACCATTGACCAATGATCGTCCCGTTAAATTGAGTGTTTTTTCTTTTTTTAACATGTTATTTGTCCTCCTTGATCTTTTCCAATTCATCCAGCAATAAATCATATGCATTAGCGTCATCACCAGATAAATCATACTCATATTCATTCAATGCATCATATAAAGCATGTAATTTATCATGGTATTCTGTGATGTCGATCACAGCTTTTTCGTCAAATAATTCAATAATCTCAGCTGTTACTTTTTCTCTAGCTTCTTCATCCTTAAATTTAACGTTATTATCTTCAATCAGTGGTTCGCCATTATCCCCAAGAAGTAAATAAGGTTTACGCACATCATTTAAGTCGTCATTCAACTCTTGTTCCTTTTTAGCTAAAAGCTTTAACAGCTTTGAACGACCACGGCTAGCTTTTCCTCTGACTTTAATGCCATTTAAGAAATTCTTGATAATTGATAATTCTCCATTTTTAAATGTTACTGTATTCATAATAGACCTCTCGTAATTCTAATATTCAATTTCTTTGTAATATGATACTCGCCCTTGATCAAGACTTACAGGTATTTTCCAGCCTTGTAAAGGAATCACTTTATCGTTAAAAATCAAGAATAGATCCCAATCACCGAACATTATTCCTGACTTCGTCGAAGCTGAACCAATAGTTGGATAGCTATGTCCATTGTAATTAGTCGTAAAAAACCTTAGTGCCATTCCGTCACTTGGTTTTCCTGACGGATATACGATATCGTTAAATGTAACAGTATCATCAAAATTAAAACCTGCATTGCTGTTAGGTGGGGTCCACTCTTTCCGATACCACGAAAGTTTTATCAATGGATTCATATTATAGTTTCCATTATTTCTCGCAGCCCAAGCCATATAATCACCGCCACCATCAAGCCAAAAAAGAAGTCCTTGATAATTCGGGGGCATATTTTTCATACCTTGCCAACCAATACCTCCGATCGACTCTCCAACAGCTGTGATCTCCATTCCGTGACTATTAAATTCCGTTGTAGTATTACCATAAGTGACTCGCATCCCGCTGTAATCAATATTGACATAATTGCCGTAAGCACTACGCCAAAACGATTTTACAAACTCAGTCTTATTACCAGTTAACCGATTTACATCAAGATTAATGATTGATACTTTAGACGCATTCAACGTCCCCGCCGTTATTTTATCTGCTCTTAGATCAACGATCGCTGCATTAGGAATGAATGCTTTACCACTAAATGCTACCGTTTCAGCATCAAGATAGATTTTTTTAGACTGAATAAGGGTATGTCCAGCTTGCAAGTTGATCTGTGATAGTAATTCATTTTTTTGAACACGTAAATTGATAGCAGTATTTAATTCATTTTTTACTGCTGTGATCGCCACAGTTGTGTCTTCTGGTGCTGGTGAATAATCTGTTGGTTTGCTTCCTTGCTCAAGCTTCACGTTGCGAATAAACACACTTCCTCGAGGCTTAGGAGATGAGCCAACAAACCTACGTCCAACGATCACAGATTTTTTAAATTCTTCTGGTCTCACTTTGTAAGTGATCCAGTAGCGTTTCCAAGAATTTGTCAATGTGACTTCCCAAAAGCCATCCAATGGATTGGTGCGCTCTACGCCATTAGACTCGATCACACGCTCGACGGTATTATTTCCACCAAGATCACCATACCAAAAATAGTTGGCTATCTTTTGCCCACTATAATATGCTTTAGCCTCAAAAGATAGAGTATACGTTTCTTTGTCAATATTTTTAGTCGTATTATATCTAACACCTTCTTGATAACCTACTGTCGGCGCTAAAATAATTTCCATTTCTGAACTCGTTTTTGCTAGTAAGTTAGTTCCACCAATAGCTAAGTTAGTTAGTTCTAATTGCCATTGATCAGCCTTTTGGTTCACATAAGACATATCAGCTTTATTAGCAACGATAGAGCCTATCTCATTAGCCCGCTGATCAACGTATGATCTGTCCGCCTTATTTGCAACAACTGCATTGATCTTATCAACTTCAATATTTAAACTAGCATATCTATTTTCGACATCTTTAGGCGCTGGTCCCCATCTTAGATCTTTGTTCCCTTCAACTAACATGACTTCATTGAAAAAGAAGTTAGAAACATTACCGTTGGTAGATCCATCAACATTAAATGCAAGCTCAGCATTGTCAATATCACCTGTTGTAAATGTAACATGCTTGTACTCCGCACTTGAGACAGACAATCTACCGCCTTGAATAAATTGTGATTCTTTAGCGACATTGCCTTTTCTGCCACGTAAGAAGATATTATAGCCTCCACTGTTTACAGACATAAAGCCAACATAACTAAGTGTATATTGCGTATTAGGCTTGATCGCAAAGCGCTGACTAACAGCAGCGGTAATTAGGTTAGTTGAATTATCAACATTAAACATATTTTTAGTACTATTAAAGTAAAATGGATGGGTAAATAGACGAGTTCCAGTCCATGCAACTGCTCCTGTTTCACTTGCATTTGAATTAGGTATTAGATTTGCTCCACCGATTTTTAAATCATTGAGCTTACCGTCAACCGCTGATACACTTGCTCGAATACCATTCGCCGTCTGAACCAATTCTGTCGACTTAACATAGCCGTTCAAATCGGTAGCCGTCAGACGTTGTTTCAACTCTCTACTTGTTGCTTCTCTAAAATTTTCAAAGAGTGTCGTATCAACTTTGCTAAGTAACTGCTGTTCAAGTTTACCTGCCTTAGTAACTAACTTAGTGATATCTCCCTGAGTATTCGCTAATTTAGTTGATATCTGATTGGCTGTTTGCTTTGTTTGCGATATTTCGCCGTTCAAATTAGCATAGCTAGATTGCAAAGCTTTCATCGAATAATCAATTCGCCCAACTTCAGAAAGAGCATTGTTAAGCTGTTTTTTAGCATCTGTCGCATTGTTTATTGCATCATTTATCACGGGCATTAAACCGTCAAATGATGATTGCATCTCATTATGAACTTGATTGTATTTTGCGGAAATACTATCTGCCAATTCTTTGTAGTAATAATCAACAGTATCTTGAGTAGCAGAATTTTTTTGAAGATCCATGAAGGATCGATAAACACTATCTGCTGAATATTGCGCATTTTTTGCGTTGTTAAATGCTTGATCTGCTTGTGATCTTACATCTTCAATGTCCGATAGTGCTTTATCAACTTCTTTTTTAGTGGTATTCAACTCAGCTGTACTTAAGATAAGTTCCCAGTTTCCATTTTTCCAAACATAATATTCTGTTTCACCGTTCCCAAGATCAAGAAATAAATTATCACCCTCAGATGCAATCGTTGGTTTGACATTAGAATAAAAATTTTTGTTCTTTCCATTTGCTGACGTCAAAGCGATATTAGCCACTCGTGACGTTTCTTCTTGAGCTTCTTTGACTGATGCAACGTAATTTGTTAGACTTTTTTCACTAAAGTCATCGCCCAGCTCGATCACATTATTATTTTTATCCAATAGATCATGTTCTACTTTATAGACACGGGTGAAATATTCAATGTTCAACTCATGTCTGATAATCGCAACTGTATCACCTAGGCCAAGATCTCCAATATCTAATGCGCTTGCCTTAAAAGATACTTTAGGTCGTTTAGCTACTTGCAATGCTGCCCACGTTGCATTGATCAGCTGATTAACATCTTCAATATCTTCAAACACAGCAATACCAATGCGTGGTTTACCATCATCAAAACCATAAAGTTTAGTTGCTTCCTTATCTTCAACATAATCTTGCCCAGCAGGTTTGTCTGTTGGATGACCATTTGCCTTACTCCAGATAACATCAGTAAACATGATACGGCGACCATAACCATCAACAGTATCATCATTACCATCATCTAGCTGTTCGCCTTTCCCACGTCCTACAAGCGCCGTAACAAGATCCTCGCTTGATTCTTCACGAGTCACACTCAACAGATTAGATCCATACTCAAAACGCTTGCCTGTACGTTCTCCTTGCTGGCTGTATAAATTAACTTGTCGTCTAGCAATTTTGTTTGTGATCGGATCAATAATAACTGTAAATGTTAGTTCGATCTTAAACAGCTCCACAACTTTTTGAATAGCTTCCAGTGTTGAAATGTAGTAAAAATTCGTCCGTTTTCGTGTGGTTTCTTCGCTATATCCAACTTCCCAACGTGTTCCATTCAAAGCAATTCGCAACATCTCACTAGCCGTTTTATCTTGCGGTCTAACATCTTTGATATATGCATAACTTTTTAATTCATCATAAGCTGACTCAATACATGTGTATTCAATGCGATCATCTTTGACACTTTCAGAAATGATTTTAAACATCAAAAAAGCATCCCCACGGGTTGCAGGAATGCAGACAAAATAGATACTGTTTGCTAAACGCTTATCTTGAACTAAGCTAAACGACAATTTATCCGCTGCGTTGATCTCTTCTGTCATCTTTGCTTCGATAATCCCATCAGAAATCGCTTTGATGATATTTTGTTGTTTATCAAGTAGGTACATGATCATAAGCGCTTCACCTCGTAAATCATTTTAAATTTTCCAATAGCATTGAGTGTGATCGTTGTTCCATTTTGAATATAAAAATCACTAAAGTTAGACGATAGCTTCAACCCCATCAAATGCTGAGTCGTGTTGAGCTTGACAGCCAATTTTGTAAAGTCGATCGTCAATTTTGTTCCAGCTCCGATAGTTTCATTGAAAGTAAATACCTTAGAAGCATTGGTACGCATTTCAAATTTAGAAATAGTGCTATTTGGTGTAAACTCAATAAGTTTTGGTATTTGTTGATACGTTAGTTCGGGATCTAAAATACTTGTTGATGTTCCAGTAATTTCAATCGTTTTTGGCAAACTGTATTTATACGGGTCAGCACAAACGATCTCGATTTTTCCAGTCGTGCTAAATAACGGCTTATCTAAACTGATACTTTCGATCGTACCGATATAGTGATAACCCTGTTCATCAGCAAACTTAACTTCAACATTAGCTGCATACGTCAATTGATTTAACTTAGCCAAGACTTCGTTATATCGTTCGATCGTATTACACAGCAATCTAAAAGTAACTGTGATTTTTCGTTCCTTGATACGTGAGTTAAGATATAGGCTACCGTCTCCAACACGTTCAGGAGCGTTTATTTGCCGTTCAAAACCACCACGACCTTCTACAACTAAAGTTTCGAATTCTGGAATTTCACGATCTAGCCACTTACCCGCATAACAGATCGCTTCAAGTGGCAAAGACGAGCTAGGCTCTGCTCGTGGTTGTAAATCTCTAAAATCATACATAATTATTTCCTCCATACAAAAAAGTCAGTAGATACATCAAGGTATGAGTATCAACTGACTTTGATTTTTGTTATAATTGAGATTGCGCATGTCCCTCATGTGCAAATACCGACGAAACGGGTGATTTTTTTATCCCAATTTTTGTCTACGGTGTTTGCTATGAGCACACGGCCATGTGCTCGGGTCGAAACACCGAAAGTTCTGTTTGATAGCATGACCCAGCTATCGTGTAATTCCTTAACTACACGTTAATGATAGCACAAACGAACTAAATTTCAAAGGGGGGCGCTTGTCGTCCTCCTTTTTGTTTAGAATTTATAGTTACGAGTCAAACTAGCTTGTGATCCTTGTTCACGGCTAATATCTGCAACAAAAGCACCGTAATCAGTCCCGCCGAGCGAAACGTTAATATAAGCTGGTTGCTGATTCAAGCTTAATTCGTGAGTCAAATTGCTATCTACACTACCTGTAAGCTTTCCGTTGACCGCTGTTAGTGATCTTGTGAAGTCTGTTGTATCAACTGCCGGGACAGCGAACATAGAAGCTTCTGCTAGCTTGTCTGATGCTTTTTCAACGATTGATAGGTTATCAATCATACCAACCGCTAAACCAGCTGGAACAAAGCGCCCTACCTTGTCACGCATTACACGAGAAGGTGAGTTAATACCCAAAGCTCTCTTTGCAGAATCGAATGCACTTTTAGCCATATCAACAGCAGCACTAACAGCTTTTCCGATAGCGCCTTTGATACCTCTAACAAATCCCATAACAAAATCTTTACCAGCACTTACCATATCACTTGCAACTCTTTTAACAGCGTCTAAAGCACCTTTGATACCGTCGGACGTCACTTGCTTTGCAGTTTCCCATCCACGAGAAAATGCACTTTTTATATTCTCCATTGTGTTTGAAATTGTTGACTTAATAGTGTCTATTGTATTTGAAATGACAGATTTAATCCCATCCCAAATACTAGACGTCACACTCTTGATAGCTTCCCAAACAGCAGTAACAATAGCTTTGATCGTATTCAAGATACCTTCAATAATGCTTCTTATTACTGAAAGTGTTGATTCGATCACTGATTTAATAGCATCCCAAATAGTATCCGCAGCATTTCTTAGATGTTCTAAAGCTCCTTGCCAATTACCTTTGATAGCTTCTGTAGCCGCTTGAATTATTTCAGCTAAAGCATTAAGAACAGCTGAAATAATCGTAACTATGTTATTCCAAACTGTTTGAGCAATCAATACAATAGTATTCCAAATATTAGACCAAGTAGTCTGAATAGTTGTAATACCTGTTTGTATCGTTTCACCCAAACTTGTGATAGCCATTTGAACATACGACTTGATACTTTCCCAAACACTTGTGACTACTGATACAAGTGTATTCCAAACATTTGTCGCCACATTAACTACTGATTGCCACAACCCAGACATAAATTCGGAAAAGCCATTCCAAAGCATTTTTATTGTTTCAATAATTGGCGTCATGAAAGCAACAATGCTTTGCCAAACAGTCGTTGCTATTTCAACAATCCCTTGCCAAAGATTGGAGAAAAACTCTGTCATTGTATTCCAAGCAGTCTTAATCGCTTCAATGATTGGTGTCATGAATTCAACCAAGCCATTCCAAATATTAACTGCAAGATCAACAATAGCTTGCCACAGTGTAACAAAGAACTCTTTCAACGCATCCCACAAGTTTTTGAAAGCGTCGATAATTGGTGCGATCGCTTCTAAAAAGCTATTCCAAATAGGGACAGCAAAATCAACGATCCCTTGCCAAAGATTAGAAAAGAATTCTACAATACCATTCCAAGCGCTTTTCACCTTATCGACAGCACTTGAAAAAGCTTGTACTATTGCCTCCCAAACAACAGACGCAAGTTCTTTCAACTTGTTCCAAGCATCTGACAACCAAGAAACAAAGCTAGCCCAGATTTGCTGACCCATTTTCGTTTTGGTAAAAAACAATACCAGAGCAGTGATAACTGCAGCAATCGCAGCAATTATCAATACAAATGGGTTTAATGCCATAACAGCATTAAATGCGGCTTGTACAGCTGTCGCTATTTTCACTACAACGTTGTATGCTAACAATGCTGTTTTAGCGATAATTGACGTTTTTGCTAGCATTTGTAACGCCAATAACGCTGATTGTGATCCTTTTGCAATTCCAATTAAAGCTCTTGAAACGTTAACAAAACTTCCTACACCACTACCAAATAATTTGATTGCTCTAATGCCACCGCTCAATGCACCCCCGATTTTTTGCGCATTAGTCAGAAAGCCACCAACAGCCGTCATAGCTGTTCCAATTGCAGGGCTAAGTCCGATAAAGCTACGAATAGCCTTCGCTGTTGACTCGTTAGAAGTTGTGGCCCATTGCAGAAAATCATTTCCAGAACCAATCAAAGCGCCATTTATCTTCTTAGCTCCAGCCATTGACGTTTTCATCAAGTTGTCCCAGTTACCACCTAATTGTTCAAGTGATGATCCAACGTTTTGTTGCATTTCCTTAGCCTGTTTGTCTAAGTTTTTGTTTGCAGTCTTTGTTGATCCTGCGTACTCTTCGATTGCTTTAGCTGCAGCATTCCAACTAGTTGTTGTGTTATCTGTTTCGTCAGCAACAGCTTTCATAAGTGTACGCATAACTTTCATACCATCTTGGCCAAACATAGCTTTTAAAGCAGCATCTTGTTGCTCTTTGCCAAGATTTTTAAGCGCTCCAGAAAGCTCACTGGCAACTTGTGGAATAGGTTTCATGTTACCTTCTGCGTCACGGAAAGAAATACCTAACTCTTCCATGTAGCCACGAGATTTTTTAGTTGGTGATTGCATTTGTACGATCGCATGATTTAAGTTATCAGCTGCTTGTGCTGAACTCATACCAGTGTTAGTAAGCAAGCCAATAGCGTTAGCTGTATCTTGCATACTGTAACCAGCAGATGCTGCAGTCGGTCCAATGCTCGATAAAGCTTGTTGCATACTTTCGATAGACGCATTAGACTGGTTAGCAACCTGCACTAAGATACCTGCTGCTTGCTCTGGTGACTTGAGACTCTTACCCCAGATATTCATTGACTGCTGAACAACAGATGCTGTCGTTTCTAAATCAGCACCCGCCGCAGTAGCAGCTTTAGCGATAGCAGGAAATCGTTGTTTGATTGTTTCAATAGAAGCGCCGTCACGGGCCATAGCAACCATAGCATTTGCAGCATCTTGAGCGCTGATTGGTAATTCAGCACCCATTTTATTAGCGACTTTAGCTAATCCATCAATGTCTTTAGCAGTACCACCCGCAATGACTGCAGCTTGGTTAAGTGAGTATTCAAAGTCACCATAACCTTTAAGAGCGCTAACTCCCATAGCAGTTGTAGCCGCTCCCGCATAAGTCATTGCTTTACCAATGCCACCCATCTTATCTTGAACAGTTTTACCAAGCGATTCAGTAGATTTAGCAGCTTTATCCATTGCGGAAGAAAAGCCACGATCGACAGCACTAAGAATTGCAGTAATACTATAACTTTGTGCCATGACTTCCCCTCCTCAATCGTTCAAATTCAGCTAATCTAGCATTGATAAGATCACGACGTTTTTTCTCTTTGACTTTTTCGGTACGTGGCTTGTAGTCTTCTTCAAACTCATCACGCAATACGTCGATCATTTCCATAGCATCAAAGAAATCAGTAAATTTCTTGTATTTAGGCTTTGGATGTTTAGCATTACCTGTTGTGGCTTGAACCGTCTGATTAAACCACGCCAACAAAGCCAATTTTTCTTGTTCTTTTATCTGCTTAAGTTGATAAGCTTCGATTCGCAAATTATACTCATCAAACGTCATATCTTCGATTTTTCTAATATCAGAAAAACCTAGATAAGCCAACGAATTCAACATTATCTCATGATACTGTTGATCTCCAGATTGGTTATCTAGGCTTTTAGGTTTTTTGCTGCAACTTTCACAGCGTTGGCTTTCAACATTTCTTTTGTGACATCATCAAATAGTTTCTCGATCTTCGCATAACCATCTAAGAAATCATCAATTTCTGTCATCGCTGGTCGGGGCGTACTTCCATAAGAAGCAGCATAGATAACGTTGCTCAACGCCACAGGATCATACGCTTGTAACGCTGGAATAGCCTTAGTCAAAGCCATTCCCATGTTAAAGCTACCAGTATCAACACCACCAACTTTATCTAATTCACGTACAAAGCGAACACCGAATTTTAACTCAACATCTTTTTCATTAATTTTCAAAATCATTTTTTAACCCTCCGTATTGATCCCAGCGTCAGCTTCTTTCCAAGCTGTACCAGTAGTTTCATTTTCACCCATTGCTTCTAAGCCACGATAAACATATTCGATAGCTTCTTGCGCTGATTGTGGTAATGTGGTCCACCCACGTTTTGGAGTGCCATCAACACCAAATGAAATTTCACGAGTCGATAGATCATCAACGTCATTATCATTGCTATCTTCTGATACGATCGCACGACCATAGAACGAGAAATACTGTCCTTGTGCGTTCTTTCGTCCTGTATAAATAATCCAGAACTCTAACTTATCGCCATCGAACAAACTATCTTGTAAAGCATCTACGATAGCAGATGTGTTATTGATAAACTCCACACTTAGATCCGTTTCGATACCGCCTGCAGTTGTCACTGGGCCTGACTTTGTTTGTGTCGTATCTGAGTCCCGACTAGGTCCAAAGCTTAATGACGTTTGAAACGGGATCAACTTGCCTTCGCTTGTCTTAGCATCTTTCAACTTGCGAACAAAGAGAAAAGTATCTTTCCCATGTAATGTTTTAATATTTTCTGCCATTTTTAGTCACACTCCTATTAACTGTATTGAATTTCTAACTCTAAAATCCCATGAATCAACGGAATATCTGTCGTATTATCACCAACGATCTGGCTTTCACTATTTACGACTGTATACGTAAAATGTGTCGTTTTTCTGTGATGCTGGATCACATTTAACAAATCATTCAAGATCCTTGACACTTCAAATCGACGATTATGCTCTGCATACACATCAAGTTGAATATGCGTTTTACCTAAAAATCGAGTCTTAGTGATTCTATCGATATTTTGCTGATAACCGACGTAAACAAAAGGATATGCTTGACTTTCATCTGGTAAATAGTCGAAAGTCGCATATCCTGATTCATTTGATAATTCTATAATCTTCTCAAAAATCTCTTGATATGGGTCTATCATTTAACCAACCCTTTCAGTTTCGAGATAAACACTTCTTTTTCGCTCTCAAAAGGCTTTTTCAGATAGTGCCGAGCTGGAAGTTTACGTGTTCCGTACTCTTGATAAGCAGCGTATTCAGTATCATAGCTGACTTGACCTTCTAAGCCCTCGCTCATGATTTTCTGCGTCATACTACGCTTTAATGTACCACCACGATAGCCTTTTGGGGGCTTTGTGTTGACCGGGTATCTTTTCCCCCAACCAACGGGTACAAGTTGCTGACTACCACGAGCAACATTGATCGTTGAACTCTTAACGATAGCCTTAACTTGCTTTAAATTTTTGTTAGATAGTAAGGCGTCAATTAGTTTATCGTCGCCTTCGATATCGATTCTATAATCTCCCATGATATTCAACTCCATATAACGCTGTGCGCCTTTCTGACGTGATATTCATAGTGATCTGATACGTTTTATCATTGACAGTAAAATAACCCGTTCTGACACTCATAGGACGCTGAAAACGAGCAACAACACGTTCTTGTTTCACATTACCAAAAACGAGCTGTTGTTGATTAGCTCCCATTGAAGTCAAATTGACGGGAACTAATTCACCATCAAGGTCATTCTTTCTAAATAAGGCCCGCTTGTTAAATCTCACAACTACGCACCAGCCTTACCTTCATTGAAAAACACGATCCGCCCACGTTTTCGCTCAGTGTTATACCGATCGATCACGTCTGCATATTCGTTAAAATCGCTAGCTGGATAAGTGATACTTTCGCCTTCTTGCGAATACGACTGCATCCCTTCGTTTCCTAAGCGATTAAATCTAGCAAGTGTCACAGGCAAGACAACAGCTTCTAATGGTGGCGGAACAGATCGCTCGTCCACCATCATAGAAAGCTGATTGCGTGTCATCTCTTCTAATGCAGAAATGACATCATCTTGTTTGTTGTCTGTGATCCCTGCCAGAAGCTTGACCGTGTTTATCACTTTCATTGTTCCTTCTGACAATTAGATCACCTGCTATTCATTTGTTTTTGGCTTAGCTTTTTTCGTGTTCTTCACTGCATCTGGATCAGTCGAGTTTGTTCCGTGGCCTGGCATAGTGTCAGATACATTATCATCTGTTGTCATGTTTAAGCCAGCAAAAGCTTCGTCTTTGACAATTAATGCGCCAACGTACATAGATACACGCAAAGCTACCATGTCTTGTTCAAACAAGTTGATAGGTGTGCCATCTTCATTGACTAACGTGGATAGCTGTGCATCTTCTGAGATCTTGTACTCAACGCCAGCAGGAATACCATAGTACAAGTAATTAAAGTCACCAGCGATCAATGATCCTTTAGGCATTTGTTCTGACTTAAGGTTCACTGTTACGATACCGTCAATCGTTTTGTTAGCACGATCGTATAAAGAAGTTGCGACACCATTCTCTGTCTTGACTGCTTTACGCAAAGCTGTGTGGTTTTGCACCTTAGAAATGAACGCATTTGGTTCAATATCGTTTTCGTAAAGCTTATCTTCAAGATCCAAGATCGTATCATAATCGATCGAGCCAGTGATATTTGTACCTGCAGTTTGAATAGACTTAGCAAGAGATTGCTTGAACGGGTTATTCTTACCAAGCAACACCGCTTCATCAAACTTCTTGTAGAAAGCTTCTGCGATCTTTGGCTTCATGAATTCAAAGAAGTTATTCATGCTCCATTTTAAGTATTCTTTAGAGACAGGAACAATAACGGCTAACTTCTTAGCACGCATTTCTACTGTCTTCCATTCGCTCTTGGTCGTTGGAATCTTTTGAGTTTCATCTACCCAGTAAGCTCCGCCACCCTTAACGAAGACATCAAATTTCTTTTCTAAGCCGTCCATCTGCTCGTACTTTCCAAGTTGCATTACCTTAGAATTTTGAATGACATCTTCAATAGTCAAACGTGCATGTTTTTCTGGAATAGTACCATCTGGGCGTTGTAGCATTGTTACGTTATTTGGATCAAATGATTGTGGCATTGTAAGCCCTCCTTATTAAATTAATCTGTTCTTCTGTGCAAACGCAGCAACATCACCATTCACCTGATCACTGCTTTTAAAGCCTGCGCTATCTTTTGGACTACTTGTGTTAGATAGTTCAGCAACTCGTGCTTTGACTAGCTCATCAACTGTTTCAGATAGCAGTTGAATGTTTGCGTGTGTATTTTCAGCATTATCAGTCAGCACTAGATCAACTAAATCTGCTGGCAACTTATTTTCTTCAAGTTGCTTTTGAGCTTCAATACGATAAGCTTTCATATTGAGTTCGTGTTCACGTTCATCTAGCGCTTTTTGACGATCTTTAAGCTCTGCTTCTGCACGATCTTTAGCAGTCATGCTAGCTAGCTTTTTCGCTTTGTCTTCACGTTCTTTGAGCTTGTCATCAAGTTCACTAGCCCACTTCTCCTTAGCGGTATCTAAAGCTTTACTGATACGCTTGTCTGTGTAACTATCTAACTCTGCTTGTGTCGCAAAAGACTTGAATGGTTGTTGTTCTTCTGTTTGCTTTACTTCTTGTTCTGTTGCTTCTTCACTCATAAAAATTGACCTCCAATTTGTTCCATAAACACGTTTTTGAGCATAAAAAAAGCGCCCACTCACAAGCTTTAGCTTCCAAGTACACGCACTCTAAACATCCTTATACAACTGTGTTACGATCGTTCTTTAACGTCTGCGATCGAAAAAAGACAAAATAAAAAGCACTCAACTTTTGCTGAATGCTTTTTAATAAATTACATCTTCGGATTGGGGTTCTAGTGGTTCACCGTCTTCATCTAGTAAGATTTGATTATCCTTGATTGCCTTTTCTAACCTAACAATCGCAGCTTCTACTTCTTCAGGATAATTTGTTATATTGAGAGGATCCCAAAGACAAATATCTTCTAAAGATGTATTAAATTGCTTTTCATATTTTGGTACTAAAATTTCATTGAAGTACTTCATTCTCTCAATTACTTTGCTATCATCTCTTGTCTTCATGTTACCTATCCCTTCAAAAATAAACCTATTATCAAGTTAAGAAATTCTGGGTCGTCAGTTATTCTTGTATAAACCATTTTCCCGTCATTCCCTACACCCTTTACTAAATCTGTTGGTTCAAACATCCCTTCAAGTCCCATAGTAAAGACTTCTGCACCATGAGAATAATATTTCCCAATATACGGTGTAATGAAATCATCTTTTTTTACAAATTCGTTTGGTTTATATTTACTCCCAGGGAAAATATCAATCATTCGTGTTGGTTTCTCACCTTCTGTCCGCTTGTCGACCCATTCTTTTTCGATGCGAACTAAATCTGAATTAAAATATTCGACCATATGACCTATCTCGTGAAACGGTGTGGTCTTCCTTACACCAGTTGATACAATGGTAAAGTATCCATCTAAATAATTTTCATATTTAGTAGCATATCCTTTACCATTGGCTTTATATGCACCATTAACAAAAAAACCACGCTCAAGGTTTCTGCGAGCAAGTATCTTTTTACCAGAATTTGCCACATAATCAACCCAATCTTTTGGATAGTATGAAAATGCATCTGATAGCTGTTTTTTTACAACAACACTCGATCCTTTCGCCCACATTTCTTTGGGGACTATACCACCCATTTGGCGATAATTGGAAAAGAACTCTTTCAACTTATCTTTATCACCAATATTATCAGTGACATTATAGTGATCATTGAATGCTTTGCCCAACTTGATTATATCATTTGGTGACGCTGTTTTTAAATCAATAGTATTCATCAAATCATCTATATAGTCTTTACCCGATTTCTTTTTATCCTGCTTCCTGTGTTTACTTGCGCCCACTGGTTCTTCTGCTGGCATAATCGAGCATAGACAATTAGGATGAAACGGGTACATATTATGCCCGACAACAGCACGATCAAATCTGTATGGACCACCTGCGGCTGCTCGCCTACAAATTCTGCACGCACTACTTTCATAGCTAATATCGTACCATTCGATTTCACCTTGCTTATAGCTGTCTAACTGCACATCACCTTGCACTCTAGCCGTTTCAGTGATTAACAGCCTTCCAACTTGATAAGGTTGAGCATTAAAGATCTTGACGAACTCGGAGATATACTCGTTCGGGTTCTTACCCTGTAAAATGGCACTGTTTAGGGCATTACCTAAGCGTGCTTTCAGCATTTCAGTATTGTGCCACACGTTATTACTAAAAGTAACAAAGCCATTGTTTAGTTTATACGAAGCATTGACTAACGCATTTACCTTACGATCATCAAACACTAAAAATTTACCTAAAATACCAGCTTGACGCTTATATTCAAGTTTAGCAACCTTCTCCAAATGCCGCCATGTCTCGCCGTTTACTTTACCTGCCAGCTTATCAATCTCAAGAAAAATTTCAGACTTAAGCAACTGCAAACGACTTACTCGCATCTTCAAGTTATAAAGCTTTAGATCAGCATTAGCTTGTGGTGAGTTATCCATTTCTTGCACGTACTGCTTAGCTTTGTCAGCAAATCGCACAACATCCATCTTATCAGCGAGCTTCATAGCATCAGCCATTGTCATCTTGCCGTCTTTAGCATAACGTACAAAATTGCGATTAATATCGGCTTCGATATTATCAAGTGTGCGCTTATACTCTATCATGATCTCTTGCGTTTTATCAGAAACATCTTTACGTAATTGCTTAGCGTGCTCTTGCTCACGCTTTAACCAGTATTCCTTGCTATCCATCTAAATCGCCGTCTTTCGTGTTGTTTGACGGTTCTTTTTGTTGGTCTGGTGTAATTACACCAACTTTACCGTTAAAGCTGTCATTTACGACTTTTGAAAGCTCTAATTCGCTTTCTTCTTCCAAGTTCTTTTCTTCAATCTCGGCGTTGGTAAAATGCACTTGATTGTACATTGTTTTTCTCGATACAGGGACGCCAGCATCAGTAAGCATTTTAAGTTCTTCACTAACCGCATAAGGCAGATTAGGCGTTGACTCGATCGTGACATTAGGTAAATCACGCTTAGTATTATTCAGATTGTTTTCATGCTTGAATAACAACTCGCATCTATCTGCCAACGATCGCTTAAATGCGTTCATTGTCTGTGCGATCGCTTGCTCAAAGCCGAAAATCTTATATCGAATAGCGATCCCACTTGCGTTACCAGAAAAGTTTTGGTCGCTCATATCAGGGATGTTACTGATATTGAAAATATCTTTGCGAATACGTTCTTTATAGCTTTCGCTAGCTGTACTATCAAACTCGGGACTGATGTAATTAGCGCTAATACTCGTTGAATTACCATTGCGGTCAAAGCCACTTTGTAAGCCAAGCACACCATAACGTTTAATCTGCCTAATGAGATCAGACACGTTATTGCCTGCTGTGCTGAAATCACCACTGATCACAAGTAATGAGTTGATAACGTCAGTCATGTAATTGCTTGTATCGCTTGCACTTTGATCGTATGCGTCAATCAGCGGTAACACATCTTCATACCATGAAGTTCGATAACGATTACTCTGATACTCTACGATAGGTATGCCATTGAAGAAGTGTTTTTCTTCACGATCGACATCTAGACTAGACATCCCAAACGACAATTCTTTAAAATGAGTGATTTCACTTGCTGTATACAAGCTAACTAGATACTTAGTTTCAGAAAATCCACTAAACCCAGATTCAACGATCCGCACTGCTGCGATTGGCTTACGCTCAATCGTCGTATCATAAATCACAAACGTTTCAAACACATTAGCCTGCTTGATCTTGTTACCAGTTTCGGTCTTGTACTGAATGTCATAAGCACGCCCGTACTTGGCAACGTCATACATTAGCTCATTGTCTAAAGTAGGGATGTCATTAGCTTTATTGAATGTTAGCAATTCTTTCTCGAGCTTTTTATCTTCGGGCAAGCTATATTTCAACGGTACGCTCGTTGTGTACCCAGCTACAAATTGAGCAATCAGTTTGCCAAAATTATGTGCAATTCGGTAATCAGCCTTGCTGTCATCTTTGCGGCGATCACCACCAAAAATAGCTGTGTTTCGGCCCTTGGAATAATCGTCCAGCACGCTCAATCGTGGTATCTGATACTCTTGGAAATGTCGCAAAATATCCAATAGCACTTTGTATCCATTAGCTGTTAAATCGTCTAGCGAATCAACACGATAATGAATATTGCTTTGCACAGAAAAAGGGAACAAGCTAGATTTAGCATTGCTCCCTAATCCAAATTCGAATTCGTTTACTTTATCCACTACATCACCTTCTTTAACTTAGCCAGCTCTTCAACTGACATACTTTCATCCATATGATCTAAATAGTCGTTATACATTGCATAACGCATACTGTCCATACAGTCATCATCTTTCTTGATAACATCGCCCGTTTTTTCGTTCCAAGCATAGTTATAGATCTCTTTACGAAACTGTGGGCAATCATCATAAACGACTCTGAACTTACCATTATGCATTGCTCCAGCTACGTACTCGATACCGTTCAAGACATTCTTGTTGGCATTCATTGTTCGAATGCCAGCTTGACTCAGATCGTAAATATGTTCGGGGTTGGCGGTATCGCAATAAAAAGGGATGTTCCCAAACCGCTCCTTAATATCCTTTGCCACATCTACCCAATAAGCGATCTGCTCATAACTAGCAGCATGCTCTTCCATTAACGTGTACACGCCGTCACGATAACCCATTACCGTGAATACAGTCTTGTGATTGAACCCCCAGTCAACGCCAACAAAAAAGCGCTCGTATGTTTCATCGAACGCTTGTTGTCTGCTTATTGTCATTGTACGTCTATCAAATTCCGGATAAACAAGCCCTTGACCTGATACCCATAACCCTAAAATAGAACGATCGTAAAACATCCCGGTTGGCGTGGTCGCCTTAAGACCTTCGATATAACTTTGATCAAGCGTTGTATTCTCTTCAAGCTTAAAATTAAAGTACAACGTCTTACCGCTATCATTTTCTTTATCGATATACTGCGTCTTGAGCCAATGCTCGGGATGGTCTGGGTTAGTATCACAAATAATATGTGCTCCCGGTCGTGAACAGCGGTTATTGATCTCTTGAAATACGCTCTGATCTGCTAGGGACGCTTCATTAACGTAAGCACCATAACTGGTCATACCACGTATAGACGCCATACCACGAATAGAACCTGTGTAAGCTGGCACGATCTCAACGCCTAACAAATGATAATGACCAAATCTATCAGTCTTAGGTGCTATCCTAAATTGATTGCCAAGCTCTGAAATAATATTCGTATAGATCGTACCTGACGATACACCAGCGAGAATATATTTAGGGTTTGAGTCCCCCAGTTGTTTTGCTAGCTTTCTGACTCTATCCAACTCAAGCAAAAATAAGTAATTATCAATATACGTCTTACCTGAACGAACAGAACCCGAATTGATCAGAAAACGAAATTCTTGAGTACGATAAGCATGTAACACTTCTCGCTGTTTAGCTGTTAATACCTTGGTCAGTGCCATGTTCTTTGTCGTCCTCCTTTTCGATTGCTTCGATTAATTCTAATAAGTGATCTTCTGCATTAGTACCCTCACTTTGCAAGATCTTAAGCTTGGCTTCTTTGATTTTTGTATCAAGTTCAGAGTCTTTAATACGATGCTTAAGCAATTCTCTTTCTTCAACGGATAACTGGCTATCGTTGTACTTATCACGCCAATTATTTTTGAGCCAAAATATCTGTGCGGTGACGTGACCATTCTTGGCTTTTTTGAACAGTGCATTCTCAATGATAAAATTAGCCTGTTCTTTTCCCATTTTTAAGGCGTTGGATATGTTAGGGTATTTCTTTATCCAGTCATACAATGTCTCACGTCTAATCCCGATATTATGAGCGATCTGTTCATCAGTCAGGCCATCACGTTTCCAGCCTTGCAGTAATAATAAATTTTCTTGCTTCAGCCACTTCTTATATTGTCCTCTTGCCATTTCAAGTAACGTCACCTCCTTTCAAGTTATAGCGCTGCTGGGAAGATTCGAACTTCCAACTAGAGTTATGAGCTCCAGTCATTCATCCTAAAAAACAGCAACAAAAAAAGCCGTTCGCTTTAGTTCGTTACAACTCTGCGCTCGGCTTAGTAGGCACTCCTTATATTTATTTTCCCGATAGGATATGCCAATAGATAAATCAAGGAGTCGAACCTTGACTATCTAAAATCAATATATACAAATTTATGTTTTTTATTCCAAGAACACCCGATGATGTCTCCTTGTCCCCATTTGACCCAGTTATTTCTTAGGCAGTATACGAAATCGTTCCAATCGTTTTCATCAGTAAATACAATACGTGCACCGTCGTTACTTGGCTTAAATTCTTTTAAAGGAACATTTTGAAGTTTTAATTTTAACTTGTTAGCGATAGATTTCATAGCATTTCTCCTATCGGCAAAAGCTCTTGAAACTGATCAATTTTGGACGTTGGTTAAATTTCTTTGCTAATTCTTTTGAACGGTTGTTGAAGTGGTTAATGTAAGGCATAACCAATTCTTTAGCTTCTTCCATTGTTGCGTTACCACTTCTGTATAGCATGCGTCCTTTTTCTGCTTGGTCTCTCAATTGTTTTGTTTCGTTTGTCATTTTATCTTACCTTCCTTTCCTTGGTACACTGTAAGCTTAAGGTAAGAGTATAGGTGGTTCAAGGAATTATCCAAGCTTTTATTCACTTTCTTCTAATGGATCATCAGCCACTTCGATTTCTGGGAATTGTTCCTTAATTTGCTTAGTATCTCCCTTATAGAACACTAAAACATTTTGATGACATCTAACTACTTTTCGATTTATCATGTTACGGCGAGCCCGAATGGCCCCCGAACCAACAACATTGACTAACACAATATCGTTATAAAATATAAAACCTTGCTCTTTAAATGCCTTTTTAGTTAGTCCCTGCAAATCCCTATAATGCCCGTCTTTCTTACTTCTGACATCAGAAATAACGACTACAGCAAAGCGATTATCTTTGACCTTATTGGCACCACGTTTCAATATTTCAACATAAGTCTTATCAAAATCAGCTTCATTCATGTTCGATATATCCTGCGGATCATCAGAATATACTTCAAGATCGGCATACGGAGGACAAGTCAATAATAAATCTTGACTGCTATCTTTAATATAATCATCAACATTCAAACTATCATCATTGATCCATGTAATATCCTTAGGAACACCTATTTGCTTAGCATTTTCAATATTGGCTTCAACTTGCTCCTTTCTAAGATCTATCCCTGTATATTCATGACCTAAAATTGAAGCAGTTACACCACGAACGCTACCACCAGCAAACGGATCATAGATTTTAGAGTTTTTGTGCGGAGTGAACCAGTTATACATCAATTCACACAAAACAGGGTCAAATATTGATGTTCCACCCGTTGCACCACCCATATCAAGTGATTTGGCAAAAGTTAAATTACCCTCTCGCCCAACCTCGCTAGCGATTCCTAAATCTAACCATTGTTTCTTACGTGATCGCCACTCTCCACGACGTGTATCAAGAATAGATCCAGGAAATACTCCAAACCTTTCAGACAAAGGTGGAGCATCATTATCTTGTGCCATGACTTTTCTAAATGTTGACTGTTCGTCTTCCATATCATAAAATCCAAAATCAGACATATCAAAATCAACGATATCATCGAGTTCAATGTCTAGTAATTACACATCCCAATCAGCTAGTTCCCCGGTTTTGTTGTCAGCTAAACGATATGCTTTGACTTGTTGTTCTGATAACGTATCAGCGATCACAACTGGTACTTTTTTCAATTTTAATTTCTTAGCAGCTTTCAAACGTGTATGCCCTGCAATGACAACATTGTTTTTATCAACTACGATTGGCTGTTGCCACCCAAATTCTTTAATAGAGTTAGCCGTTTCTTGCACCGCATCATCGTTGATCCGTGGGTTGTTTTCGTACGGCTTAACTTGATCAATAGGCACTTCGATCACTTTCATCTAATCACTCTTTTCTACAAAATAAAAGGAATGCAGCTACTAACTACATCCCTACTGTTTCCAATATATTTACTCTATCAAGCTATGTCATAGCTCTATCAATATGCTATTAGCTCTATCATACAAAATCTCATCCAGCTTAAAAAAGATACTTGATAACTTTCTTCAACACCTATCAATTTGTTAATTTGCTCAGTTGATAACATTATTTTGCCTCATTTATGCAAAATAAAAAGCCAGCCTATTACAGCTGACTTAGATATTATCGGAATTTCTTAGCTACAACGATCAACATAGCTAATATGATCAGCAACGTTACACATGCTGTTAATAAATAAATAGTTAACATAGCTCATCCCTACTTTGAACTCATAACCATCTGTAAAACTGTTGAAGCTAAAGACGATAACTTCACGATGTTTAAAGCTGATGAAGTTATCGTACTAAAATCTCCAATTTTCTTCATGACACTTCTGTATCTATTTTGAGCTTCTTCTTTATCTGGTGCTTTAGCAATACCTAAAATATCTTGCACCATGATATTAAGTTCTTTCTGATGATCATTGCTGACACTTAATAGATCAACGATGTTTTTTAGATATTCTGTATTCAT